ACAGTTCCGATAATAAGTGTTATGTCTACTCATACAATATATAACGTTTATACCTGTATTCATTGATTATATGCACTAATGAGACACGTTAATGAGACACAAGCTTAATGAGACACATAGGGCAAAGTATAGGGCATATTAATAAAAGCGATATAGGGCATTCTAAGAGCAATAAGAGCAATAATGATATAGATGATTTGTTTTAATATTAATAGGGCTTATCTAGGGCATATTCATTAAGAAAAAAAATAATACCCTACTAAATTGGTATGGTATTAAGTCAGGAGAATGTATATCCCATGTAATTGGTATGAATTAGAGAAGCACGAATGTATATCATATGTATTTGGTATGAATTAGAGAAGCACGAATGTATATCATATGTATTTAGTAGGGATTGAATAAGGGCGAATGTATATCATATGTATTTAGTAGGGATTGATTGTGGAGTGAGAATGTAGATGGGCTTATATAGGGCATATTAATAGGGCTTGGATAGGGGTAATGAGTATGTATGAAGCTAATGAGGCTAATGATATGGCGAAATGAGCGAAGCGAATGAGCTATATCTAGGGAGAATATAACATTATGTGTGTGTGATACGTTTCATTTTTTCATAGTGGATATGGGATGAACATAATAATAATATACATAATTGATAATGAATGAATTAGAATATAGATGAGTGAATGAGTGGATTGGGTGTTGAGGATGGATAGAGTAATGAGTGAATGAGTGGAGATATAATTAATTGTGAATGAGTGAATGAGTGAAGGGGAATAGAGTCAAGGTATATATGAGAACGAGTGAATTGTGAATGAGTGAATGAGTGAATGGTTCAGGTGCTGTCAGAAAGCCCGGATTTTGAAGCGAGAATGTGAAGTTAATAGCTCCGTGTTTACATTCAATTTTCATTTATTTTTATTAAGTCATATTTAGGGATAATTCAACTATAGCAGGCTTAAACGTAATATTCTGTTTAAATTTTTAGGAAATTAGTCAAAATGGGGGTTAAAATATGAGTGAGAATGAAGTAGATAAAAAGAGAGTAGTAATTGGTCCGCAAGAAGGTCCTCAAACGGATTTCTTAGCGAATGAATCGGATATATGTCTTTATGGGGGAGCTGCTGGCGGTGGGAAGAGTTACGCTATTTTAATAGATCCGTTAAGGCATATAAATGTTCCTAATTTTAATTGCACGATATTTAGGAAGACTTCTCCACAGATAAGGAATGCAGGTGGCTTATGGGATACATCGGTAGAATTATATAATGATTTGAATTGTAAACCAACTGAATCTAGATTGTTATGGAAATTTGATTGTAATGGAATTGAAGGTAAGAGTGAGGTAAGATTTGGGCATTTAGAGTATGAGCAGGATAAGTATAATTATGATGGTTCTCAGATATGTATGATTGGGTATGATGAGTTACAGCATTTTAGTGAGACGCAATTCTTTTATATGTTAAGTAGGAATAGATCAACATGTGGTGTAACTCCGTATGTAAGAGCTACTTGTAATCCAGATGCAGATAGTTGGTTAAGGAAATTCATTGATTGGTATATAGGTAAAGATGGGTTGCCGATATTGGAGCGAAGTGGTGTTGAAAGGTATTTTATGCGTGTTGATGGTATGGTTAAGTGGGGGAATAGTAAATCTGAGTTATTGAAGGCTAATGATGAGTTTGTTAAAGAATATAAGGAAATACAATCTAAATATAAAAAGGCTGTAAGGAACATAAGTGATATTGGAACAATTAATAGTATAAAGGTAAAATATGTGAAGAAAGCTGATAAGGCAAAAGAAATGGCAATGAGTGGGATTAAGAGTTTTACATTTATAGCGAGTAATGTAACTGATAACAAAATATTGCTTACTACTAACCCAGGATACTTGGCTAATTTAAAATCTTTGCCATTAGTTGAGCGAGAGAGATTATTAAAGGGTAATTGGAATATTCGGTTAGAAAGTGGTAAATTCTTTAATAAAGATTGGTTTGATATTGTAAATGCTGATGAGATTCCTTCAGTAGATATGGGTGAAAGTGATGTAAAAGAGGTTAGGTATTGGGATTTCGCTGCGACTGCTCCTTCAGGTAGAAATAAGGATCCAGATTATACTGCTGGAATAAAGATGCGTAAAATAGGCTCTAATTATTATATTATTAGTGTGATAAGGGAACGATTAAATCCTGCTGAGTTAGAGAAGTTATTTTTGGAAACAAGTATGAGTGACAAACAGGTAGCGGATGATTTAGGGATTGAGTATATGGTTCGTTGGGAAGAGGAGGGTGGAGCATCGGGTAAGAACGAGACATACAGGCTTAAGACTTTATTAGCGGGATTTAATAGTAATGGGGTTCCTACGGCTGGTAAGGGTAAGGAATTAAGGGCAAAGCCATTAGCAGTTCAGGCAGAGATAGGTAATGTTAAACTTATGAAAGCTGAATGGAACGATATATTATTAGGTGAATTACATATGTTTGGGGATATTGGTATAAAAAACTCTCACGATGATCAAGTGGATGCCTGTTCTGGTGCATTCAATCAATTATGTTCTATTTACATACATCCAACAATACACGGTGAAGAAACCAAAGAATACATACCTGAAGAAGAGAGAGCATTAAAGAGATTGGAACATTATAAGAGTATAGAGGAAGATTTTCTTAATGGTGATGATTTTTAAATATAAGGAGAGATATGAGTAATAAAGAATACAGGCAGAAATATTACCAAGAGCATAAGAAAGAGATAAAGGCTAAGTCAAAGGAAAGATATGCTATTAAGAGGGAATTAGAGTTAAAAGCAAGGAATATAGCAAATGTAGGTAATTCTACAGTTTCTACAGGTTCTACTACAGGTGCAACGTTCTTTAATTTAGATTCTCCTAATGTAAGTAATATATGTTCTTCTAATAATGTAATGAGTTATTTAAATAGTTGGATATATTCTTGTGCTACTATAAATGCAAGTTCGGTAGCATCTCAGCAATTAAGGTTATATGCAACGGTTGAAGAAGGTGCAAGTAATAAGTTTCTACATAAGAGCAAGGAAGTAAGTAATACAAAATTTAAAGAGTTAAGGCAGAATGCGTCCTTAAAGGGAATGTCTAGAATAAGACAGGCTGAAGGTGTTGTTGAGATTTTAGATCATCCTTTACTTACATTACTTGATAACATAAATCCTTTTAATAATACATTTGAGTCGTTTGAGTTAACGAGTATGTATTTAGATATGATTGGTGATGGTTATTGGTGGGTTCGTAAAGATGATATGGGAATGCCTGAGTCTATATGGGTATTACAAGGGCAATTTATGAGAATTGTTCAGGCTAAGACAATGGAGAAGTTTATTAAGGGTTATTTATATGGTATTCCTACGGTTGATAGTTACGGTAATACGGTTGGTAAGAATAATGGTTTAACTAAGTTTAAGACTGATGAGATTATACATTTTAAGACACCGAACCCTCAGAGTATGTATTATGGTTTAGGTGCTGCACAGGCTGTTATAGGTGCAATTAATAGGATGGCAATGATGGATACTTCAGAAGGTGCTCGTTTACGTAATATGGGAAGACCTGACTTCATTGTGAATTATAAGGGTAAATTGGATAACACTGAAATAAAGAAGATTGAAAGAATGTGGGGTAATGCATTTGGTGGACCTAATAAGGCGGGTAAGATTAAGATAATGGATGAAGATTTTACGTTAGAGAAGTTAGGTTTTAGTCCTAAAGATATGGAATATTTAAGTGGTAGGGTATGGAGTCTTAAAGAGATTGCATCTGCTTTTGGTGTACCTTATTCTTATTTAGATAGTTCAGATGCAAAAAAGGCAACAAGTGAGATAGCTGAGAGAACATTTGCTAAAACGAGTATATTACCAAGGATCACACGTATAGCTGAGAAGTTAAATGAGCAGTTAATTCCTTATTATGATATGACTGGTAGAATGTTCTTAGCATATGATAGCCCTGTTCCTCAAGATCAGAAGGTATTATTGGAGGAGAATATTGGTTATGTTAGTTCAGGAATTATAACAGTTAATGAAGCAAGGATAAGAGCGGGTTTTCCTATTTTAGATGGTGAAGAGTATGATAAGCCTAGAGATCCAAATGCTGATAGTTCGGATGGAAGTGATGGTTCGGATGGAACTGGGCACGGTAAATTAGAAGTTGATGTTGAAGAAAGAATTGATGTTACTGATGTTCCGGGGGTTAGGGATAAATAAATGATTAAATATAATTGGCAATCTATAACTCAAAAACCTTTAGATGAGGATTTCATAAGGGAACATTCTTCTGAGATAATGGATGCTTCTTGGCACAATATTGAGAAGTATTCAGTGTTATCATTGGAGTTTATAGAGGAGTTTGTAGATAGATTTGTTTGGAAGTATTTATGTATTTATCAAGAATTAGATGAAGATTTTATGAGAAAGTATGCGAATAGGGTTAATTGGTTTACTGCTTGTGCGAATCAAAAAATGAGTGAATCTTTTATAGAAGAGTTTTCTGATAAGGTTCATTGGGTTAATATTTCTTTGTATCAAGACATAAGTGATGAATTTGTGGAGAAGTATTCTGAAATTAATAAAGAGCTTTTAAGGTTCAATAAATACAGGAAGTTAAAAAGGAGATAATAATGAAGAAAACAGTTAAGTTTGATAAGATTAAAAGTAAGTTAGATCCTAAATTGGTTGATTCTATTGAAAAACTTGGTTCTGACTTAGATGTTTATCGTAAGAATATTGCCAGTGATATAGATGCAAAGTCTGTTAAGGATGATGAAAGAACGGCAATTAAATATATCTCTACTAGGACTGTTGATCAAGTTGGCGATGTAGTTGTTCCTAAAGGTGTTGATATCTCTTTGTTTAAGAAGGGTGGAATGCCAGTTTTTCATAACCACAATTATAGTATTCCTCAGATTGGCAGGGATGAATGGGTGAAGAAGGATAAATGGGGAATTAAGGTTAAACAGAGATATGCCGACACAGGAGATGGGACCTTAGCTGAGATTTTATGGCGTTTAACAAAGCAGGATATGAACAAACAATCATCTGTTGGTATTATTCCATTAGAGACAATTTTAGCTGGTGATCCTGAATTTAAGCCTGCCATTAAAGCTTTATCTGCTGAGTGGGATGAATTCAGAAAGAGTGCAAAGAGTTGTAGAAGGATAATTACAAAGAGTCTATTATTTGAGCATTCTGATGTATCATTGGGTTGTAATACGGATACTGATGTTTTAGCTGTAAGTAAAGCATATATGGATTGCGGAGCTGATGAAAAGCTATTAAAACAGCTTGGATTGAGTATTCCTGAAGAAGTAGAAATAAATGGAGGAGAAGAAAATGATGATACAAATACAGAAGATAAGAGTGAAGATAATAGCGTTAAAGACAGTAAACAGGATGA